GACAAGGCAAAAAGGATAGAAGAAATTTAGTAATAATGACTCATGCCAAGGGGGAACCAAGGTGGAGGTCCGAAGTTGCAGCATGTTTAACGCTAACCCGATAAACCTCTGCTGCAACTTTTTATATGGTACGAGCGGAGGGACTCGAACCCCCGACATCCACGGTGTAAACGTGGCGCTCTAACCAACTGAGCTACGCTCGCAAAAAACCCCACCCCCAAGCTATGTTAAACTCGGAGGCGGGGTCTGGAGATCACCGATGATTATTAAACGGTGAATTAATTATCCTCTTTCTCAAGGGTTTGGGGAATTTCCGTTGGAGTAGTTCCTGTGGTCTTAGAAAGAACCTGCGTGGACTGTGAGCTGTCTGCCTCTTGCTCTCCTTGGATTTCCATCATGCTTGTCAAAACGTATCCTGTTAGGCAGAAATTTACCGCCAGAAGAAGAACTGCCGCGCGGGCATATACCGTCTTAACTTGTGTGTATTTATTTTGGTCTGTTTCGCACTTGTCCGTGCTTGTCTCGCACTGTTTTTTGTTTGTATTACTCATTGAACCTCAATCATATATTAAATTTTCAAATTGTCAAATATTATTTTATGGCACTCTTGCTGGGACTCGAACCCAGAACCCTCTGTTTAGAAGACAGATGCTCTATCCAATTGAGCTACAAGAGCTTAAATAAAGTCAAAAACCTTTAAAAACACCAACCCCCCCGTGATCGCTGCAATTATGCTTCCGATAGTTCTGATAAACTCAAGCTTGTGGTTGTGCTTGTCAATCCACCTTTCGTAGTTATCTTTGGGGGTGTCCAGCCTGTCTTCCCATTTTTTTTCCCTTTTTGGGTCCGTAATCATGCTCTTATGATACATCTTTTTTTAAATAAGTCAAGGTTTTTTAATATATCGTCCACCTATAGGGTGATTTTTCCGCTCGTTTTAAAAATCACTTTTTTCTTTTCTGGTACTCCGAGTGGGCCTTGAACCCACAACCTCACGCTTATAAGGCGTGTGCTCTAACCTGTTGAGCTACCGGAGCAAAAAAAATGGAGCGGGTGGTGAGAATCGAACTCACGTTATCAGCTTGGAAGGCTGGAGTAATACCATTATACGACACCCGCGTACACCTCAATAATAGGAGGTCTTTTTATTTAGTCAATTGTTATTAAATAAGTGTAGCGGATAAACGTCACTCTTTTGATATTTTAATTTAAAAATAGCCACGCATAGTGTAATATTAAATAAGAAAGTAGATGACAAGAAAAGGTCTTAAGATGAGACAACATAACCGTGAAGGATACATTGGGATTTTACTTTTTGTTAGATAGGAAAGGAAACTGTTTAAGAAGTTCACTCTTATCGTTAGAAAGATTGTTATAATCTTGGGTCAACTCTTCACCCTCTTTAACCTCTTTGCTGGTCACGAACTCTACGAAGTCGTCAAGGGTCTTGCCCAAAACAAACTCCACATTTGGGTCATTAGAATGATTCAAATAAAAATTAATATTTATTGAGTTAAAGCCTCTAACCGGAAATGGGCGCATTTCGGGCGCGCTTTTAACCATAAAATTATCTGCATATTCTAAAACAAGATCCTCAACCTCGGCTAAATCATCGTCACTAATTTCTATGGGTTCATCAGTTCCAAAGAACTCCTCATTGCAGCACTTGAAAATTTTTGTGCCCTTTGGTATATCCTTTAGGGCTATTACTCCTATGCCTGAAATCCCTGAGACACCAAGCTTGCAAAAGGTTTCGTCTTTTATGTTGCGTAAAAGGTTATTTCTTTTTTTTATTTTTTGAAGACTTTTTTGCTGTCTTTTCAGCGCGTCTTTTTCTTGGTGGTTGTGGCTCATTATTTGTTAACTCCTCGTTTTTTCTCCACCCCTGTCGGTACAGGAAGGCTGCAACTGTGTTGCCAAATTTATAAACATCCTTCTCTGCTTTGTCCCAAAAAAAAGCATGACATAATTCGTGAACGATTGTGTTAAGCTCTGATTTTGCAGTCAAGTGTGGGTTAATGTAAATTCGTGGAGCACTTTCTTCGGGGTCATCACAGTATCCGTCGGCTTTTCCGAAGTGGGCTCTGTTTGGTTTTCTAAAATAAATTTCATACCTTACGCCTTGTGCGTTTCTAAACTTAAAACAGTGATGTTTTTTGCCGCTCATTTTGTTTATTTACATATAATCTCACGGATTATTTTGCGTCTTCCTACCTCATCGTCTGCCAAGTTTACCGGGGTTACCGCTCTGTGTTCTGGCTGCCACTATTTGACTAACAAAGTTTAAGAGATGAAGTTTTTGTTCAACGCCATGAGCCCAGTTAGCGTGGTGAACTAAAATGCCGTTAGGTACAAATATTCCGCTCTTCTCTTCGAAGTCCTTGTTCTCCCACCATAATCCACTTTGATTTTCCTCAGAAAAATTTTTTACTCCATGGATATATAAGCCGTGCGTATAATACCTAGGAGGTAGATACCCCCAATGCATATCTTTATTTTCACTAAGTAAATTGTTTATAGTAGACTGCTCTGAGGTCCCCCAAGAAACATCCTCCGCGGTGTGAGCCTCAAGCCTTAATAAAACTTTTGAGAAAAAATTCTTAGTTCTTTCGGAAGACTTAAGCACAAAGAATCCTCCACACCTTCCGGTTATATCGGAATTATGATCCTTCATAAAACAAATATCTCTATCCCCTAAGCTTTTCGTTAGGTCTTTTTCGATGGGCCCGTAAAATCTGACATCTACATCTGAAAAAAGTAATATTTCCCCCGGCGCAGAATAATTAATACAGCTATTAATAAACCTCTGCTTCTCAATCATCTGCTTTCTCCAGCCGTCTGCAAACAATTCTCCAGAACAAAGTTGAGGAAGTCTTTGTAGCACCAAGGGTACGCCGAACTCGAAAGGAAAAGTTTCTAGAAAGGATTCTTTTAAAAATCTTTCGTGCGAATCGCTGTAAGGTACACAAACTTTCATGGAGATTTTACGATTAAAAACGGATCACTGACGAGCCTCTGAGCCGCGTCACGTTCGACGTGAAAATGTATTTCTTCAGGAGAATTTAGAAGCCTAAAGCTGGTCTCATGAACATCGTGACACTTAGCAAACACCTCTACCGTTTCTTTATACATTGTTTGAGCGTGAAGGACTCGTTTAGTTTTATTGCAGGGGCAACCTCCCGTGGTGTTAACGCAAACTTTTTTAAACAAGTCAACTTGATCCCTAAACAATTTGTGCGCGCCCGTTTCTATCTTTGAGCTATCCATAATTGAAGGAAAGAGCCATTGGTAATTCGAGCGTACGAAAGAATTAAAGGCGTGGTATCCAAAAAAACTATATATTCTTTTATCACTCATAACATTTCTTCATTAACAATTTTAAAATAAAATATAAAAATAATGAAAGCCATAAATTTATTAAAAATAAACCTACATCCTTGTGGAAAAAGCAAGTGGCCACGTTCACCCAAAAGCCTGAGCAAATTGGGCAAGATAGTAACTTTCTTAAGAAGGTCTGCTTCTCAAACGCTATCCACTCCCAATAAGTATTGTCCGAGAAAGTTTCCAAATGTTTCTCGTACTTGTCAACGCCCAACAGCTTACCTAAACCAATCAGCTTTACATACTGTATAAAAAAATCAGTTTCGTAAACAAAAAATAAGATATTTGCTATTAAAAAAGGATAAATTATTTCTTCCATACTTACCATATGTTATACGGAAAAATTAATCTAGTCTAACTAATTTTACATCATAAAAATCAAAAATATCAAAGGCGCTTTCGTCTTTTTTGTAGATTTCCTTATAGACTACCGTCTCTATGCCATAGGCAGCTATCATAGTGGCGCAGTGAGAGCAAGGAAGTAACGTGACTGCGATTAACTTTGCTTCGTTTTTCTTAAATAAGGACAAGCAGTTAGATTCCGCATGTATCATGTATTTTCTGCGCTCGTCCCTGTCTTCCCAGAAAATTCTGCCGACAGTCTTGCCTGAAGCTAAACCATTGTAACCTATTCCCACAACCATGTTTTCGCTATTCAGCGCACAGGCTCCCACTTTTTGGTAGGTGTCTTCGCTCCTTTGGGAGGCGGCTTCAGCTATGGTCAGGGCGTAGTTGCTCCAGCTTATTCGCCCGTCGGTCACGCCTCTTGCCATTCTACCTGCGCGACATTATCAACTACAACACAGCTTTCTTTGGGAGATTTCTCGTATTTTACGCGAGGTCTGCCATTTTTAGTCTTGGCAAAACCAACCACCGTTAGGGTTCCCTCGTCAACCGCTTTATTGAGCTTGCTGTGTATAGTGACTCTAGACACCTTCTTGGTAGATGTATCAACCACGTCTTGAGCGGTGAAAACAACGTCGGGCCAGTCGATCTTTACGGGTGGACGACCTCTTTGCGAAACTTTAACTTTTGTTTGCATATTACTCATAATATAGACCATTTTTTTATAAAGTCAAGAAATTTTTTTTAGATTTACATCGTTTTCTGAGGATTATAATACTGATATGACGGTACAAGACGCATCAAATGATTTATTCAACTGGTTCGAATCACATGACGATTTTGAAATAGGGAGAGACCTGAAAAAAATTGTCCCAATCATTGAAGATAAGGAATCAACGACCATTGCATTCAAGATAGCCCTAGAAAAGCTCGAAGAAATGAATCTTTTGGCCTCAAAAGAATACGCGGATAAAAAATATTACATTCTTGAGAAAGCTATGGACTCCTTCCAGCAGTCGGTTGAGATCGGGCCCCACACGGCAAAATTTATTGCTACTGAAATAAACGATTTTTGTGACCTCATAGAAGATCAAAGTGACGCCTGTCAGATTGCGTCGCTTGGGGAAAAAGACCTAAGGAACTTGATTCACATGGTGCATTTTTATAAACAAAGGGTTATGGAAAAAGAAAACATCATAGCTGAAAGTCTCGGCGGCCCAGACGAGTCAGCTCACGCGGAGTAAAGCACATGACTAGAAAAAAATCCATAAAATTACTAGAAAACTTGGGGAATGTCCTAAACAAAGAAAAAGATTTAGAGGGGGCGGCGTCCATAATCTACATACTCGCCGGCACTGTTGCTCTAGACAACGAAGAGGCCCTAGCGTCTTTATGCATGCATAATGTGGTGTGGGCTAACGAGGCTCTCAAGGCTGTTCAGCGGGGGCAGGAAGAAGAAGAAAAGAATAAAATAATTTTACCCAACGAAGAATAAATTGCTTGCTTACTCAAAAAATAACACTATGCTTCTCATTAGTTCTTTGTTAGCGGTGAAATAGCTTGTGAGGGTTATCCTCACAGAAACTCGTAAGAGACCACAGGCCCGTAAAAAGACCTTAGCCAATCAGACCTAATAAGTCTACTGTTATTTCGGGAAAAAGCGACAGTTGAGGCTAATGTAAGTAGCAATACTTAAGCTAGAAACTTAATCCTCCCAAGAGGAAAAAGGATAAGCAGTCATACAAGAAAAGTCCCACCGCAGAAAAGAAAGAGCTCCATAGTTTAACAAGTCAGCAAGCGAGACTAAAAGAGGTTAACGCGACGGACTGACGCGGCTTTGTTAAAAGTAAGATTTATTTACAAGTGGACAGCTATGTTCTTATCCGAAAGCCCTTCGGGCTTTCTTTACCCAGAGGAAAAATTTAAAGGATAAGCAGTACCACGAAGATTGTTAGATTTAAACTCTAAATAATTTTTAATTTATATACAGAACATGAATAAAGTAATCGGCATATCAGGGGTCGCTGGAGTAGGTAAGGATACTTTCTTTGATCTTTTATCAGAAAGAATTCCTTGTGAAAAATACTCACTGGCGGACGAACTCAAACGGGAAGTAAGCCAGTGGTGCAGAATGCACTACCAAATCGATTCCATAAACTGCATACGAGCACACAAGGAAATAATTAGACCTTTCTTGGTTTTTCACGGAGCCACAAAGAGAAACCAAACCGAAGGTAGATACTGGATCGACAAGCTTAACGATACAGTCGTAAAGGGTGACAATTCGAAATTTAAAATCATCACAGATATAAGGTACGATGATTTCAACAACGATGAAGTCAGCTGGCTAAAGGACGAACTCAACGGAACGCTCGTTCACATTTCTCAATATACAGAAAAACCTGATATGTCCCTACACGATTCCCCTTGGCTGAGAAAAGAATACAAAGCTCCCGCGAACTCGGAAGAAGAAAGAAACGACCCCAAAATAAAGAATAAAAGTGACTTTCAAATTGAATGGGAGTTTATTAACAATGGTCAAATAGAAGAACTGGGCCCTTATGTAGATGATTTCGTAACATGGCTCACTGAAGGCCATGAAGAAGAAACTAATCAAAGACTGGACCTTAATAAGGAAAGTCAAAAAGAACGGATGTAACGAAAGTTATATAACCTTGCGTGATCGTCACGAGAAGCTATTTTATAAAATATGTCAAAACTATTTACCCATAGCCAGAACAAAGGGCATCAAAAACGAAGACATCCTTGAAGAAAAAGACCACGTAATGTTCAAGGCTATATCCTCATACAAAAACAATAAAAAATGTAAATTCTCCACTTGGCTAGGCAATTGCACAAAATACTTCTGTCTCGGCAGAATCAACGCCAACAATAGAATGGTGAGCTCGGAAGATGAGCTATTAAGAATTGTTTTAGACAGTAGAATTAGAGAAGAGTACGCGGAAGAGGATAAATCAAGAAACGACAAAGAATATGTTTTTAATATACTTAACGCCTTAAAAGATAAAAGAATCTCAAGAGTTTTTAAATTAAGATATTTTGACGCTTTCAAAGAGGAATCAAAGCCAACTTGGAGCTTTATAGCTAAAAAGATAGGAACAAGCACCCAAACCGCGATCAACCTACACCAAAGAGGCAAGGAGATATTAGCTAAGAAACTAAATTCCGCTGAATTTCAAGATAAAGTTTGACATACTAAAAATATCAAGCATAGTTAGGTACTATGAGTACAGAAAATAGTAACAAACAGTCCGAATGGCAGAATAGAGAGTGCGGAGCGTTGTGGAAGAAAGAAAGCCCAACGCAGAAGTACTTCTCTGGACATGTCAAAGTAACCAACAACGGAGAAGAAAAGATGGTAAGACTTATCGTCTTTTCTAACAGGAATAAAGAAAAGGACAGTCAACCCGACTTCCGCATTTATACCGCAGACGATACTCGACAAAAGCCAGAAGAATCCGTGGCTGAAGAATCTGTGGCTGAAGAGGTTGTCCAAGACGTCGGAGAGGTTCTTTAGCAACCATTCAGATCGGAGCCAATCCGATTTTTCGTGTTCTGTTTATCGGGTTGGCGTCAACATCACGGAGCACCCCTCGAAAGGGGTGCTCTTTTCTTATTGCTTATGGCAAGATTAATTGCTAGTATATAAAGTCATGGCCCTATACACATTTCAGCACCCCGAAACAGAGGACCTCGTAGAGGTGTCTCAGAGCATGAAAGATAAACATTTCTACGTAGACAATGATGGTGTTGAATGGAAAAGGGTATTTGACGTCCCGAATGCAGCGGTAGACTCTGGAGTGGACCCCTTCTCTAAGGACGACTTTATGCGACACACAGCCAAGAACAAGATGACTGCCGGACAAATGATGGACCTCTCCAAGGACTTAAGCGATAAGAGAGAAAAATCAAGAGGGCTTGATCCAATAAAACAAAAAGCAGTTACGTCTTATGAGAAGAAAACAGGTAAACCCCATCCACTTAAAGATCAATGAGATTCTCCATATTTACACCTTCACACGATTTAAAAAACATAGACAAGACTCTTAAGAGCATAAAGAGGCAGACCTTTAAAGATTTTGAATGGGTTCTCTTACTGAACGGAGATGCCGAAAAGGGCAAAGATAATTTAATCAAAAAAATTGAAAAAGCAAAAATCAATTACAAGATCGTAGAGTCATTTCAAAAAGAAAATAAAAAAATTGGTTACCTAAAAAATGAATGCTGCAAAAACTGCGCTGGCGAAATTCTTGTCGAATTAGATCATGACGACGAACTAGAAAACAACTGCCTAGCTGAGCTAGATAAAAAGTTTACCGAAACAGATGCGGACTTTGTCTATAGCAGTGACTACTCCGTAAGGGTAATTGACGGTAAGGAAAACTACCAAACCCCATTCAATCTTAAATTCGGATGGTTAAAAGCCGAACACGCCGGTAAATCATATCACCCAGCGTTTCCTCCGTCAGCCTTAACCTTTTCATACATATACTATGCCCCAGACCACGTAAGAGCATGGAAGTCTGATTTTTATAATTCTATCGGCGGGCACGATGTAGAATTGGATGTGGCAGACGACTACGATTTACTTTGCAGAACCTATATAGACGGAAAATGCGAACTTATCCCTGAGCCATTATATAAATATCACTTTCACGAAGACAATACGGCGTACGGAGAAAAAAACGAGAAGATACAAGAACTTACGCACGAACTTCACGATAAATATATGCTAGATATAGCATCAAAATGGTGCGATGATTTAAGCCTTAAAAAAGTCGACCTTTGCAGCTGCAACAATAAGCCCAAAGGTTTCATAGGTGTAGACGAAAGAAAACTCAACGATGATGATATTGTCTTTGATTTAAATAGATCTGATTGGCCCTTCGAAGATGGTTCAGTGGGTTTATTCAGAAGCCAAGACGCGGTAGAGCACTTAAGAGATCCAATTAACACCATGAAAGAAATTCATAGATGCCTTTGTGATTACGGGTGGGCTATCATTGATGTGCCAAGCACAGATGGTCGCGGCGCATTCCAAGACCCTACGCACGTGAGCTTCTGGAACAGTAATAGCTTTTGGTATTATACAAAAAAGGAACAAGCTCAATTCATAGGTGAGCCGGTCAAGTTCCAACTGAACAGAATATCAAATTATTTTCCAACGGATTGGCATAAATTTCATAACATCCTATACACCAAGGCTCACTTAGTTAAATTACCCGATGACAGCATCGTTCCCCAAGGCGGTAGGGAGATTTAAAGCTTTATTTTTCAAAAATAATCCGTACTCTATAAGCAGGACTTCAGGATGAGCGATTCAAGTATATACGTCAAAAAAAGGAATGGACGCCTTCAAGAATTAGACATCAACAAGATAAACCTTTGCGCGGAGAGGGCGTGCTTTGGCACCGAAAATGTTTCAGCCAGCGAAGTAGTTCTTGATGCTCATGTTCAACTCTACAACAAGATAACAACAAAGGAGATCGACAAAGCATTAATTTTATCCGCAAGGCAAAAAATAGAAAAAGAACCAAACTACAATTACGTCGCCTCTAAGCTCTTGTTGTTCAACATTCACAAAGAGGTCTTCGGCAGCAGCGTAGATAAGGAGGCGTTCGAGCACCAATACAGACTATCCTTCATAAAAAACATAAAACTTTTAGTCAAAGAAGGCATTCTCAACAGAGAGCTTTTAAGCTTTGATTTAAAAAAGCTATCTAAAAAGCTAGATCTAAAAAGAGATTTTAAGTTTAAATATCTCGGACTACAAACACTTCATGATAGGTACTTTCTTCATGTCAACGGCAGAAGGCTAGAGGCCCCTCAATCCTTTTGGATGAGAGTTGCGATGGGGCTAGCTCTTAACGAAAAAAACAAAGAACAAAAAGCTATAGAATTCTATGAAACAATTTCTAAATTTTTGTTATGCCCCTCTACGCCCACCCTTTTTAACAGCGGTACAACCCACAGCCAGCTTAGCTCTTGCTACCTCAATACTTTCGACGACAGTATTGATGGCATATTTGAGGGGGTTTGGCAAGAGGCTCGAAAATCTAAATACGCAGGAGGACTAGGGTTTGATGTCACTAATTTCCGTTCTTCAGGGTCTCACATCAAGGGAACAAACGGGACTTCTAGCGGGCTTGTGCCTTGGCTTAAGATTTTTAATGATCTTCTCGTCGCAGTTAACCAAGGAGGTAAACGCCCCGGAGCTGGCTGCGCCTACCTTGAGCCTTGGCATTTAGATATTGAGGACTTCCTTGACCTAAAAAAGAACACGGGAGATGAACGGCGAAGGTGTCACGATATGAACACGTCCAATTGGCTCCCTAATTTATTTTTAGAATACGTAGAGAAAGGCAAAGATTGGTATCTATTTTCTCCGTCAGACGTGAGAGATCTTCATGAGCTATACGGAAACGATTTCGATAAACAGTACAAAAAATACTGCACTATGGCTAACAATGGAGAACTTTCTAATTTTCGCACGGTTAAAGCTAAGGACCTATGGAAGAAAATGCTAAGGGCTCTCTTCGAAACGGGGCACCCTTGGATGACGTTTAAAGATAATGCTAATATGCGTTATTCAAATTCTCACGAAGGCGTTATCCACAGCTCTAATCTCTGCACTGAGATTTTCCTACACACCAAACCCTCTCAGTACAAGAAGGGCGTAAAGACTGAAGTTGGCGAAACCGCCGTATGCAACCTAAGCTCTATAAACTTAAAGGAACACCTGAAACAAAACGGAAAGTTAAACTTCAAACTCCTCTCGAAAACGATAGCAACCCAAATGAGAATGCTAGACAATGTTATTGATTTAAATTTTTACCCCACTGCTGAAGCCGAAAAAGCTAACCTCGCCCATCGTCCAGTCGGAGCTGGCAGTATGGGGTGGGCAGACGTATTTCATTCCTACAAGGTTAATTTTTCTTCAGACGATGCTATAAAATTTTCTGACGAGCTTTATGAATTCATTTCTTATCATTGCATCTTAAATTCTAGTATGCTGGCAAAAGAAAAAGGCAAGTATCCCACGTACGAAGGATCACTCTGGGATCAAAACACATTACCAGTAGACACCTACAAAAACCTAATGGAATATATGGGGGAGTACAAACCCATAGTCCATAGAGGAAAAAAGTATTGCCCAGAAGTAGACTGGAAAGAAGTTCGTTCTCACATCGGAGAACACGGAATGCGGAACAGTAACACCATGGCGATCGCCCCCACGGCAACCATTTCTTACATACAAGGATGCTCACCATGCATAGAGCCAGAGTTCTCGGTTCTGTTTGTTTATGAAAATAAAAGCGGCAATCTTACAATAGTTAACGAATGGTTCATTAAAGAGTGTCGCGAAAGAAACATCTGGAACCAATCCATGATAGACGCAATAAAGGCAGTGGACGGCGATCTTATGCGTCTTAACGGTGACATACCAGAAGACCTAAAGAGCCGGTATTGCACCGCTTTTGATCACGATCAGTTCAAATTACTTGAATGTGGCGCAGCAAGACAAAAATGGATAGATATGGGGCAAAGTTTAAACTTGTTTAATAATAAAACTTCGTTAAAATATTTAAATGACCTTTATTTCCACGCGAAGAGACTAGGATTAAAGAGTACATATTACTTAAGGAACCGTGCGGCAAGCAAAATTGAAAAATCTACGGCTAGTAGTAACGATAGCCATAATGACTCAAGTAATACTGATAATCTTGAGCCTACTGCTGAGGCTTGTAACCTAGAAGGGCCATGCGAAAGTTGCCAATGACAGATAAACAAATAGAAATATTAGTCAGAAAAGCTGAACGAGAAGACAACAACAATCTCGCCATAGTGCTACATGTATATTTGGGTTCAAAAAAAATGAAACACGATGGGCTTTTTGCAGAACATTGCCAAGACTTCGCCAGAAGTAGTCTCGATTGGTTTGAAACGAAAAAAAGAATAAATAAAATTAAAGAAAATTAATGAACAAAACAGGGCTAATACTGGGTGAGGAAGTGGCTGGAGTAAACCAAATACTCCCACACAAACACGAATTTGTTTGGAGCCTATTCCTTAAAGGAGTGGCAAATAACTGGTCCCCTTCAGAGATAAATATGGGCGAGGATGTTGACCAATGGAAAAGCGACCTACTAAGTAGTGACGAAAAGCTTCTCGTAAAAAGATGTTTAGGCTTCTTCGCTGGAACCGAATCCTTAGTCGGTAATAATTTACTACTTACCGTAAACAGGTGGGTAACCGATCCCGAGTGTAGGCAGTATATCCTTCGCCAAGCGTACGAAGAGTCCCTACACAACTGGACTATAGTAACTTGCTGTGACAGCTACGGACTAAAAGTCTCCGAAGTTTATGAGGCTTACATAAACATACCGAGCATCAAGGCTAAAGACGATTTCCTTATGGAAATAACCTCAAATGTTAACAGGCAAGATTTTTCTACGAAAACTGTCGATGGCAAAAGAGAATTCTTAAGAAACTTAATTACCTATTATATAGTTTGTGAAGGCACGTTTTTTTTCAGCGGATTTGCAATGTTATTAGCGCTCGGAAGACAAAACAAATTGCCCGGACTTTCTGATCAAATCAGATACACTCTTAGGGATGAAACCCTTCATATTCAATTTGGTACTTATCTAATTAATACTATTAAAGAACAATACCCATCGGTGTGGACAAAAAAATTCGAGGAAGAAACAGTCGAGCACATTAAAAAGGCGGTAGAGCTTGAAGTGCGATACGCCCATGACGTTCTTCCTCGTGGAATCCTTGGCCTAAATGCTGAGATGTTTGTAGATTATATGCAATACATAGGCAACAGAAGGCTAGAGGGAATTGACATTGACTTTCGTTTCGACAGCGACCATAATCCATTTCCATGGTTATCGGAAGTTGTCGATACGGGGGCAATGACTAACTTTTTCGAAAGAAAAGTGAAGGATTACCAAAGCTCCGGAGTCTTAGAAGACGATTTTTAATCAAACATGAAAACACTAGTAACACTAACAGTAGGGGCGCTGCTTTTTGCGGCGTCAGGTTGTACATCCACAGTATCTCTTGGCACAAAAGCTAATGAGACTCAAGTCTTAGGGGCATCCGCTGGAGAAGAAGGACTAAGCTTAACCCTTCCACTCGTGAAGGCTGAGATTACCCCAGCAACAGCAACTACGACTAAAGAATAAGAGCGTAATAAACCATAGCGCACAAAACCCCCTTCGAGTAACGTCTTTCTCTCGGAGGGGGTTCCTTTTTAATACAGAACTTTTCCCACAATATTCTTAAGAGGAAGCAAGCCGTACCAAGAATCTCTTCTGTTGTCTCCGATAACCCACACGTACCCTTCCGGAACCTTTCTCGGGACACTATTAACCAACGTCACGACAGGCAAGCCCTTATCCTCACCATTCCAGTACGTTAAATATTCTCCATCTTTATCTACATGGTAAAGAGATATCTGTCCTTCTCCGAACGGATCTTGTAATTTTTTTTCATTTAAATATATGAGCCCATCCCGAATCTCCACGGTGTCCCCCGGAAAGCCTATGATTCTTTTACTTAGATTTTCATTCTCATCTTTAATGATTACGTTGTTAAGCCTTCTCGGGTGCCAGCTTTTTCCTAGGGAAGATATTTTCTCGATAACAACCCACTCCCCGTCCATTAAGGTGGGCTCCATGCTTGGGCCAACGGTTTTTACAAATCTATACTTCGAAGAGAAAGGGAGTATTATGATAATCAATACCAAACAAACCCTAAAAATTTTATTTTTTAGTACTCCTGTGAACATATCTATTAACCAGAAACCTCACTCCCGAGGCTATGACTATTAATATTATACCCCATAATGCCAATGCTTCAAAACTAATCACATCTGCGTCGCGCCCAAGGGCGTGCTCAGAGCTATTAATACTGGCCCCTGAGGCCCCCTCTAAGGGCTTTTCTGGGGTTTCGGCGTCTTTACCAGCGATTTTTTCACCCACCCCCTCGATAACGCACAAAGGAAAGCCGACGACAGACTTAATAGCGTTACACCCAGAGAGCATCAAAAACATTAACGACACAAATGCTGAAATAAAAAAGAATCTCACTTTCTTATAGGTATTTTTCTTAAATATAGGTGGGAAAAAGCAACTCATAATATTAACGCCACAATGTTTAAAGCAAAACTGATGCCAAGCGCAGCTCCTAGGGCTATAATTATATACTCTTTTGAGCTAAAGCCAAGAGAGCGCTGGTTTGTTCGTTTGATTTTGGTCTTCATCGGAGGTGTTTCGTCCCTTTTGTACACATACCAGTCGCCGTTTTGGTCTTGCATGACCCATTCTTTTTCTTCTTTTTTCCACCAATAACTGTCTTTGCCTAGGGTTCTCATGCCTCACTTCTTCCCCTAGCTAAAGAGTCAGGGTTTACCGGTTTCGGTGGGTCTATTTTGGGAGGCCAATGCCCAATCTTTCTAAGATAGTCCACTAACCTTTGAAGGATTGCGGTTTGTTCGTTTATAGTTTCTACGGCTTGCTCTATCTGGTCGCGCTGTGTGGAGGCGGTTTTTATCAGATCGTTAATCGTCCCAAACTGTTCAATAGCGGTTTGCGCAAGCTCATTATTTTCTTTGGTTAGCTCTATTTTATCCATCAAATGATCGATCTCCTTACTTGAGTATTTTGTGCCTTGAACAATCATGATCGTAGCCATAACTAACGCCACAATCCACCCCACACAAATACTTGTAGCATTCCTATTTACCCAAGCCCAGAGCTTTTTCATATAAATAATTACACCTATAAAAAACTTAAAGATTTGTTTAATAACCTTTACGCGGCTACACTTGTTTAAATCAAATGGGAAATTAAAAATAATATTTATTGAAATTTTATGTGATTTTTTCTCTACCCAGTGTAATCAATTTTAGATATGAAAAATTTACTATCAAAACTTCGCAAGTGGTGGTCGGGCGGAACAAAGCTGCGTAACCTTGGCTTATGGGATAAGATCATTGACCTAAAAGACTGGTTAATGAGCCACCTAAGCTGTCATACATTCTGGAAAGCAACCATTTTGATTCTTTCCGCTGTATTATTGCACTTTGGATGCCTTTCCACGATGTGGATCCTGAAGCTAGGTCTCCTATCGTGGGGCATAGTCCTACTGCATAAGCATCACGCTGACCATTGGCACGGATAAAAATTTACAAAGCATATTTTTAACCTGTAGGTTTCTTAAATAATCCGTGTAATAATATGTATGGATATCGAAACATTTCAATTATTTATTAATGTTGTCTTTGCGCTGATCACTTTTTTAGGAGGGTGGGTATTAAAAATCGTTTTTGGCGGCATTAAAGATCTAAAAGAAGAAGTAGAACTATTAAGAGAGGGCAGGAGAGACGATTACAGAGAGCTATCCGAAAGATTGCATCACGTAGCCCTTTCGATGCCAGAAAAATTTGTTTCAAAAGACGATTTCAATGTTTTTTCAGAGCGAATGCTCGACAGGTTTGATCGTATTGACAAAAAGCTTGATCTAATTTGCAAAAAGTAGCTTGATTTCAGAAAAATAAAGACTATACTGTCCTTACGGTGAGCACTAAGGCTACATACGAAATCATAATTAATCTTTTCCTAAAAGACCCCTCTACATGTCACAAAGGAAAAGAATACAGGCTTGCTAAATGCATGCTCAAATTGGTTCCGGATTTAAAATTCTGGGAATCCATAAAAGCAGAGCCCGTCTTTTCCCTTACCTACTTTCTTACTAAAGAAAACAAGGCTCGATTTCTTCACGAATACGAGCACTTTAAAATAATGGCTAAGTTTGACTTAGATAAAATGAAGGAAACAAAATACTCACTAGCAGACGACAAAGTCGGAGAAGACTCTGCGAAGCGGTCGAATAAAAAATTAAATTTATTGGAGTTTATAAAACATGGCGCGAAAAAAGAAAATTGAATCAGGAGTAAACCCACTAGAACAAATCCGGTCCTACCTTGAACAAAACAAGGGGGATCACTATAACTTTGAAGAGGAGAGAACCTACACGGTGTCTAGCGGAAGCCTTTTGCTTGACATAGAAATGGGCGGGGGCATAGGCCCCGGAATCATACGCGCTTCAGGCATAACAGAAGGGGGGAAAACTTCATGTGCGTTAGCGTTTGCTAAAAATTTCCAAAAAATGGAAAAAGCCATGGTAGTTTATGTTAAGGCGGAAGGAAGGCTTCATGACGACATGCTTGCGCGAGCAGGGCTTGACACAAGTAAAGAAAAATGGTTCGTATATAAAAGCAACGTATACGAATCGGTTATTAGCTTAATGCGCGAGCTAGTAAAAAACAATCCAGAGAAATATAGGTATATGTTCATCATAGATTCCATGGATTCTCTTGTGCCTAAAAGTGACTTAGAAAGACCACCGGAAGAAGCTAACAGAGTGGCTGGCGGCGCGCTATTAAGCACAGACTTTTTAAGAAAGATGGCCCTTGGACTTACTACTCGCGGTCATATATGTTATATGGTGTCCCAAGTAAGAAGCAAAGTATCAATCAATCCGTACGAAAGAACCGACGCAAGAGTTACCAACGCTTCCGGAGGTAACGCACTGCTACACTACAGTGATTGGATCATCGAATTCCAAGAGAGACACTTAAAAGATATTATCTCAACAGAGCCCAACGGAAAAGGAGATCTGCTGGGGCACTGGTGTAAAGTTGTTTTCAAAAAGTCTCCAAACGAAAAGACAGGAACGTTAGTTAGGTACCCAGTTAGATATGGAAGCAAAGACGGCAAAAGCATTTGGGTTGAGTACGAAGTAGTTGACATGATGCTTCAGTGGGACATGGCGGTAAGAAGGGGGGCTTGGATCACTATATCTGACGAATTAATTAACGAAGTCAAAGAGGAAACTAAGCTAGACCTTGATAAGCAACACCAAGGGTTAGATAATCTTAGAAAATATTTTGAAGAAAACAAGGAGATAGGAAAGTATTTGTTTTTTAAATTTAGAGATGTGCTCAAAAAATCTTAAAATAGTGTAAATAATTTAATGGGAGCGTACTGGATTCGATTTAGAACCTTACGCCAAATTGCAAGCAGAGGATGATGGTTGGCCTCTTAAAAACATCTATCAAAAAAACATAAATGCCAACACTAATGTTGACATGGAGATGGCTCCTTCACTAGCCGAAGCTGACGAGATTCTCGCCAAGTTCGGTTTTGTAGAGGATGAAGCCCTCTTGCTGGTAGAATAACCTACCCCGTCCTACTCTGGATGCTCGTTAAGGAGCTAGGGCGTCGATAGCGAGCAAAAAACTAGGGCGGTTGTAACG